CTGGCCCCCAGGGCCTTTAAGATCATCGACATCTTTTCGAAGAATTTCTATGATTCGAAGGCAGCCGGCCTTGCGGCAGCCTGCTATGAAGTTGTCACCACCAAGGATCGATGACAACTAATCGACCTATGAATTGTCTCAATCTATATGCAGGGATAGGAGGCAATCGGAAGCTGTGGACGGATTGCAGGGTGACGGCTGTTGAAATAAATCCAGACATTGCAGGGGTCTACCAGCAACTTTATCCCGATGACAAGATGATTGTGGGGGACGCTCATCAATACCTATTGGAAAATTTTCACAGATTTGATTTCATTTGGTCGTGTCCCCTCCGTGCCAGAGTCATTCCAAGATGAGGATTTGCAACACCAAAGTCAGGGTGTTCCCAGAATTGTCGTTGTATCAGGAGATCATTTTTTTGAAGCGATTTGTTCAGAATCCATGGGTGGTAGAAAACGTTGTCCCTTACTATGATCCTTTGATCAAACCGAGCGTCCAATTTGATCGGCATTTGTTTTGGTCAAACTTCAGTGTTGATTTTCGTAGGGTGGGGATTCCGCACAAAGGAAATGTGGCAAGAATGACTCTAACACAATTGGAAAAATGGTCAGGGATGTCCATCAAACGTATTCCGGGGGTCAAGCCCATTCGATTGCTGCGTAATGTGGTCCATCCTCTGATGGGACAGCGAATATTTTCAACAGCCAAAAGGGTTTGGAAACGTCGCAAAGAACGAGGTGAAAAGGGAATACTTACGCTGGCACCCAAAGGATTCGGTCTTTGAAAAAACGATTATGGACAAGGAACTGAAAAAGAAGATTGAGTCCCTCTTACCAGCTTGTAATGATTGGACTATCACCCTCTTTGTTGAGTTGATGAAACCTGGAAATTCCAATGCCCGCCACTACTTCCAGCAGGTAGTCCGCAAGGAACAGAAAAAACGCAATATCCCCGATCCCAAGTAGATAATAGGACTGTATGGATCTCGAAGGCAGCATATCGGACGTTCAGATTGATGAGCAAAACCTGGATCGTGAATGTATCCGACTCCCAACTCAATACCTCCAATGGGCTCACAAGTCCGCTGATGCGAAGCGGGACGCAGACGACCGTAAGAATCAATTGGAGGTGATCGATGCGGAACTGTCCAAAGAGATTCGGGCCGACCCGTCCAGCTTCGGACTTGAGAAGGTCACAGAGGCATCCATTGCATCGATCATCCTGACCAATCCCCGCTACCAGAAAGCCGTGGCACGACTGAATAATGCCAAGCATCAGGCAGACCTGACTCAAGCGGTGGTGTGGGCACTGGAGCACAAGAAACGCACCCTCACATTGCTTGTTGAACTGCACGGCATGGGATACTTTTCCAATCCAAAAGTTTCAGAGCGTGGACGGGAAGCCGTCGAGAACATGACCAAAAGGAAAGTCCGCCGCCTCCGGGACGATTAACAAACACGAAGATTTTGATAATGCTTGAAGCCTTGAAAATCTTTTTGATTTGTTCGGGGATTGTGATTGGTGCTACCATACTCGCCGCAATTCTATCTTTTGTAATCGCTAAATTTGGGACCGCTGGACATTTGCGGGCCAAAGAAAGATCAAACCAAAAAAAGACAAAACAAAACGTATGAGCAGATCAAGCAGTAGAGAGCGCCGTTACACCAACGCAAGAGAGCGGGCTCAAAAACAGTCGATGGGGTTCACCGCACCCTATTTGAAACTTCCACCCGACGCCAAAATCTTCAAACCGAAGGCCGGCACAACGATGTTGCTGGACATCATCCCCTACGTGGTGGGCAAGGGCAATCCCTGGGCCGAGGAAGGGGCTACACACTACGAACGCACCTTTTACGTGCATCGTGGCATCGGTGCCAACAACGATTCCTTCCTGTGCCCACGCATGACGAAGAAAGGTCTGCGCTGTCCTGTCTGTGAGTTCCGAATGAATTTGATGAAGGACGCAGACGAGGACAAGGAGGAGATGGTCAAGGATCTGGCACCGAAGCAACGCCAGCTCTTCAACGTCATCAATCGCAAAGATCCAGAAGCTGGCATTCAGCTCTGGGATTTTTCCTACCACAACTTCGGCAAGATGCTGGATGCACGTCTCCGCAATTCGGACGAGGACGAGGAATGGGAGAAGTTTTTCTTCCTCGAAGGTGGGTTTACGTTGCGGGTTGGATTCGCTGAAAAGTCGTTCGGTGGGCACAGCTTCCCTGATGCCGAGTCGATTGACTTCAAGCCCCGCAAAGAGGACCTCGATGAGGACCTCGTGGAGGAGGCATTCAAACTGGACACAATGTTGGTCCTCCCGGAATACGACGATCTGAAGAAAACTCTTCTGGAGTCCAAACCCGACACGGACGACGACGATGACGATGACGCACCGAAGTCGAAGCGTGGGGTCAAGCCCAAGTCCAGCAAGGATGATGATGACGACGACGAGGACGACGATGACAAACCGGACGACGACGAGGACGACGAGCCCAAGAAAAAGAAAAAGGAGCCAAAGGACGCTGACGACGATTGGGAGGACTTCGACGATGACGACAAGAAACCCGTCAAAAAGAAGCCCGTCATGGTCGATGACGATGATGACGATGCTCCCAAATCAAAGTCCAGAAAAGTTGTCGATGATGACGACGATGACGAGCCCAAGAAGAAATCCAAGGATGACGACGATGACGACGACCTCGACGTTGATGACGAGGACGAACCGAAGAAGTCCAAGAAGCCCAAGAATCGTTTTGCCAAGCAAAAGGGTGACAAGGGATGGGACAAGGACGATGACGACGAAGACGACGCACCGAAGTCCAAACCCAAAAAGAAAGCCAAAGCGTCCAAAGACGAGGAAGACGACGATTAGCCTGTGACGGCAAAGGAAACATTGCTCGCTAAACGCGAGCGTCCATCACTGGAGGGTGCTCTCAATACTGGGAGCACCCTCCTCAACCTTGCCTGCACGGATCGATACGACGTTGGATTTATTAAAGGAGGTTACTACTTCTTGGTGGGCGACTCGACTTCAGGGAAGGCACAACCTTTGGATTCACTTGTGTTGACTCCAACAAGTTGGAAAAGGATGGGTGATTTGAATGTGGGCGACATCATTGTCGATCCAGACGGAGGAACAGCAAAAGTCACAGGGATTTTCCCTCAAGGTTTTCTGCCCGTTTATCGAATGACTTTTTCGGATAGATCAGTAGTAGAAGCATCAGGAGATCATTTGTGGTTGACCCAAGATTGTAACGACACTCGTCGAAAGAAGTGGCAGATAAGGACCACAGACAATATTTGTAAGTGGAAAAGAACATTGTGGTTTCCAACTACTCAGAAAATAGATTTTTCAAGAAAGAAACTACCGGTAGCTCCTTATCTTTTAGGAGTGTTGTTGGGTAATGGACACTTTGGGAAGCGTTCTGTTCGTGTATCAAGCACAGATGATTTTACTTTACGGAAATTAGAATTATTTCTCCCTTTGGGAGTTTCGATTGCTCATAGGAAAAAAGGAGACTATGAATTTATTTTCAAAAAAGGGCATAGAAACCCCTTATTGGATGCAGTGCGATCCTTGGGGTTGGGTGGGTTCCTTGCACACCATAAATTCATTCCAGACGATTACAAGTTCTCCAGTGTTGAACAACGAATGGAACTGTTGCAAGGTTTGATGGACACAGATGGGACAGCAACAAATTTTAATGGTGTTGTTTATTCCACCAGTTCTTTTCAATTGGCTAGTGATGTGCGTTTTCTAGTTGAATCTTTAGGAGGTGTAGTTTCCTGGCGGGAAAGAATCCCGCACTTCACATACAAAGGGGAAAGGAAAGAGGGAAAGCGACACTATCAACTTTCTATTGCGATAGAGGATCGGAGGGGGATTTTTACTTTACCTCGCAAACAAAATCGTGTGCATCATAATGGAAAATCTCGAAGAAGCCTAGTATCAATTGAATTGGTGGGTCGTAAGGACTGTCAGTGTGTATCCGTGGATTCCAAGCGGCATCTTTACATCACAGATGATCTTGTTGTGACACACAATACATGGCTTTCACAAACGCTCTTTGCTGAAGCGTGCCAGAACCCCGCCTACAAAGACTATGAATTGATTTTCGATGACGTGGAAGGTGGGGCATTGATGGACATCGAGCACTATTTTGGAAAGGCTGCTGCCAAACGGATTCGTCCACCCAGGACTCGAAAAGGTCTGCCTGTTTACAGTGAGACCGTGGAAGATTTTTACTACACCATCAACGACTACATCAAGCTGGGGAAACCGTTTATCTATGTGCTCGATTCCCAGGACGGTTTGGAATCCAAGGCAGCTATTAAGAAATTCGAAAAGCAACGTAAGGCAGCCGAAGATGAAGAAGATTCAAAGGGATCCTACGGCACTGAGAAAGCCAAGTATCACAGCGAACATATTCGACAAGTGATTGCCGGCTTGCGGAGGACCAAAAGCATTCTGCTCATCATTGGGCAGACTCGTGACAACCTGGGATTCAGTTTCGATCCCAAGACACGTTCGGGTGGCAAGGCACTGCGGTTCTACGCCAACCTGGAAATCTGGACTTCAGTGGGAGGAAAGATCCTGAAAAACGTGCGGGGTAAGGAACGCACCGTGGGGACCAAATGCCTTGCTCAAGTGAAGAAGAATCGTGTCACTGGAAAAACAGGCAAGGACCGACAGGTTCAGATCCCCATCTACCACGATTACGGCATCGATGACATCGGCTCCTGTGTCGATTATTTGATTTCAGAAAAGCATTGGCAGAAGATCAAGAGGGATGACGGCAGCGAGGTGAAGAAAAAGATTTACGATGCCGAGGACATTTTCTTTGAAGGCTCCCGAGGTGAGATCATCGCCTACATCGAGAAAAAGAATTTAGAAGACAAGGTGAGGAAACTCACTGGAAAAGTTTGGGAAGAGATTGAGAACGAGTGCTTACCCAACAGAAAGCGACGATATGAGTAAATCAACAAGAAAAGGTTCTCCTGTGTTGTATTCAGGCACAGACAAAGAAGACGAGCCAAACATTGCTGCCCCTTACAAAGGATCGGCTCTGGAAGAAGCTCATCGTATTGAATCTCTTCAAGGTCCTCTGCGTAAAACAGTCCAAATAAGTTCACAGATTGATTCACATGGAAAATACCTTGTTCTTGCCCTCTGCGATGACGGGACGATCTGGCAATTGGACAATCTTTACCGAGAAGGCGGAAAGGAGCCATTTTGGTTTCCATTTCCAATTCCCCCTGTGGGGCACCACGAACCAATGTAATGACACCGACCTTTTTCCCTGAAGCCAACAAACCGTTCGGACCACCTGTGGGCATGGACGAGTCTCAGGTGCAGACTGTCCATGCCTATATTGGTGAGACAACACACGGGAATTTGGATGGTTGCATATTCGTAGTGACAGCTTGGCAACCGGATGCTGAAGAGCTGAGACAATTGATGTTGGGCAATCCGGTTTTCCTGACGTGCATCGGTGGACTGTTTCCTCACTTCATCACCACCAATTTCAAGAATGCGTCGAGCATCGCATGAAAAATCCTGCACCGAATGTGGAGGCTTGGTCCAAGAAGGATAGAGACAAGGCCTTTGATCAATACTTTGCCGGCACCGACCCAAAGCAAATCGGTCGTGACTTCCAGGGGGATCCGAAAGCATTCCTAAGAATCCTGAATCGGTTAAGAAAGAATTCCAAAAAGGAAGGTGTCGATTACGGACGGGCGGAACTATACCAAGTTTACCAACGGGTCAGTCGCAAGGGTAAGAAGCTTACCTCCAACGAAGAAAACTTCATCCGTTGGCATCAGGAATTTAAAATTGATCCCGCCATTACTGCCAATATCCTTTGTCGTGATGTCAGCGAGATCGACGGGTCCCCCATCAAAAGAAAGATCACTGCGAATGAATTAAGAAACATCCCCAACCTCGACATCATTTGGGCTCTTCGTTATGCCTACTTTGCGTGGAAGAATGATCCCATCGTGAGCGATGACGTTTACGATGAGATGGTAGAGGAGGAAATCGAATTTGCGGGTGAGAGGAAGTTCGCCAGGATGAAACTGCATGTTGGTTGGCCTGAACATATTAAGAGTTTTGCTATGTATCTAGCCGACAAACACAACCCCAGGTAAAACGTGAAAAGGTGGCTCGTTTTGGATGTTTCTTATTTGGCCCACAGGGCTTTCCACGTCATGGGGCATCTGGAATACCAGGGCATCAAGACAGGCATCATCTATCAATTTCTTAAAACAATTGGACAACTCAAGGATGAATTCCAGACTGATCGTATTGCCTTCTGCTTCGAGCATCCTCATCTGTTCCGACGTGATGTATTTCCTGACTACAAGAAGCACCGCAGCACCCGGCTGAAGACCGATGAGGAGAAGAGAGCCTACAGCACTTTACAAAATCAAATCCAAGACCTGCACAAAAAGCACCTTCCTCGAATCGGATTCAGGAATATTTTCTGCATCGATGGCCACGAATCCGATGATCTGATGGCGGCACTGGCGAAGAATGTTTCACCTTATGATGAAATGATTTTGGTGACGGCCGATTCCGATATGTATCAGGTCCTCGCACCGAACGTGATGATCTACTCACCGCAGAAGCAGAAGCTCCTGACGTGTGAATGGTTCGTGAAGAAGTATCGAATCTTTCCAAGACAGTGGGCAGTGGTGAAAGCAATCTGTGGTTGTGCCAGTGACGAGGTCCCAGGAATTCCAGGCATCGGTGAGATCACAGCTCTGTCCTACCTGCAAGGATACGTGAAGGAAGGCACCAGAGCCTACACCAGCATCAATTCACGCGAAGGGAAGACCATTGTGCGTCGTAATCGTGCCTTGGTGCAGTTGCCCTACCAAGGATGTTCCGTGCCTGCCTTGGTCGAGGACAAACTGAATGTCGATGGCTGGAAAGAAGTTTGTAAAACACTGGGAATGAAAAGTCTTGCCGGCCACCCACCGATTGCGACAAGGAAATTGGGTAGTGGGCTATTTTCATTTTG